CGCCGAAACCGACGGGCCGGTCCTCACCGTGACGGCAACGTCGCCAGCGGCGAAAAGTGCCGGGTTGACCGACGTCGTCAGCGTATTGGCGTCAACAAACGTCGTCGGCGCGTCGGCACCGTTAAGCGCGATGAGGCTCGCGGCCTCGAAATCGCTGCCGGTCGCGGTCAGGGTGAATTCCGGGTCGGTCACGGCGGCGGTGTCGGGATCGATGCCGGAAAGCACCGGCGGCTCGACGTTGCCGCCGACGTCGCCGACCACGGGCACGTCGCCGGTCTTGACGATGATGTTGGCGGGGCCGCGGATGATCAGGGTCTTGCCTTCGCCGACTTCGTAGTGCTGCGCCATTAGAACGTTCCTCCGTCGATAACTGCTGGTAGAGAAGTGACCGGCGTCCAGGCCGACATCGACCTGGCGTATTGCTGGCCATCGGTCGGCGCCTCGGGGAATGGGGTGACAACGCTCCAGGCCGCGTTTTGTCGCGCGTACTGTTTGGAATCTGTTGGCGCCTCCGGGAAAGCTGGAATTTGTTGCCAGGAAGCGGATTTGCGGCCGTAGGGGAGGCCATCGTTCGGCGCCTCGTTGACGCCGATCGCCCAATCCGCGTTCTGCCGAGTGTAGAACTTGCCATCGACCGGCGCCTCGCCAATGCCGCCGGCGCTGCCCGCCTGGGCAAAGAATCTTGTCGGCAACGGCCTTCCGACCGCCGCGGTGCCGCGGATCTCAATGATCTCGCCGGGATCGGCATCGCCGGCGGTCGGTATAAAGAGAGCAACGCGGGCGTTCTGGCTCATGTCAGGGCCTCATTGGCGAACCACACCGCCCAAAATCTTGCACCCGCCGGTGGCGGCGCGGTCATTGTTAGAGCAGCACCCGTGGCGGTGTAATCCGAGCCCGGCTCCTGGACGATACCGTCGACGGAGACCTGCAGCTGCGCGCCGGCGGAAATGGCGGTCGGCTTAAGACCGTCGACCGGGTGCGGATATTGAAGTGTGAAGGCTGCGGTGGTGCCGTCGGGTGAGGGGCTTATGACGGTCTTGAAAGTGTTGACGTTGCCGGGCGTGAGGTTGGCGGTCGGGACGAGAAGGTCCCATTGAACGATGCTGCCCGCGGTCGGAGACATGTTCAGGAGCGTTAGCGTCGAGGTGGAGGCGTTGACGGTGTAGTCGATGGTCTCGACCAGGCGGACGCCATTGAGGTGGATGTCGCTGGGGGACTGGCCGACCGCTGGCGTGGCGCCGTTGAAGTCAGCGCCGGAGTAAGTAACCTGGCCGGCGGTGGCCTGGTAGACAAATCGCGAGGTGACGCCGGCCGCGAGGGCGTAGGGGGACACCCACTCGGTGCCGTTCCAGAAATACACCGTGTTGGTGTCGGTGTCGTAATAGAAAGAGCCTGGCGGCAGCGGATCCGGGATCTTGATGCCGGTATCCGGGTTGACGGAGCCGGGCAGCGGCGGGTCTTCCCAGCCGCCGAGGTAGTAGAAGCTCCAAGGGCCGACCAGTTGGGCGGCATAGACCGCCCACCACTTTGCGCTCCAGAGACCAGCCACGCCGCCGTAGCCTTCGACCGGCTGATAATAGAGGCCGTGGCCAAAAGGGTGATCCGCGATGTAGGCCGGGGCCTGATTATGGTCGACAACGGGTCCGGCGAGGTATTCCGCCCACTGCGTCGCCTCATTTTTCGCCGCAATGGCGTTATCGGCCTGCGCTTTGGAGTAAGTAGCCCAGTTTTCCGCGTCGGTGGCCTCGAATTCGGCCGCGGTCATGCGGGAATCGGCGGTTTGGGAGTAAGATTTGACGATTTCGACCGCGGTATTGACCGCGGCGAGGAATTGCGAGGCGGAAACGGCCGCATTTTCGGCATCGCGGGCGAAAAGGGCGGTATTTTGCTCGGCATTGATGGCGATGGCGGCGCCCTGCTCGGCGCGAGTGGCTTGCTGGACGGTATGTTTGCGGATTCCTTCGACCAGATGCTCGACCAGGCGCGGCGACATCTGCTCGGGGCCGATCAGGGAGGACTTTATCTTGCCGTCGTCGCGGCGGATGTCTTCGAGGGCTGTTTGCGTCGAGTGAATGGCCTCGACCAGGTTATGGATCTGGGCGTCCAAGAGGTCGGTCTGGGCGTTGGCGCGGCCGGAGAACGCCGTGATCTGCCGCGGACGGACGATAGCTGCCATCGGAGGTCCTCTGCTACAGTCGCGCCATGGGGCATTTATGGCAGGAAAGCACGATGGTGTCAGCAGAGGCGTTGGCGGCCCTGGCCGCGCTGGAGCATGGGGCACGCTTTAATCTTGTACATACAATATCACGCGAGCTGATGGAGGGCGGGCTGGCGGTGGCCTCGTTCGGCCGGCTAGAGATCACTGAACTCGGCCGCACTGCGCTGCGGCGGACCCATGCGCGGACCTTCATCCCGGCGCCTGCGGGGGTAAGTGACCTAAGTCACCATGGCGTCGCCGACCCGATGTCCAACCCGATGGCGACGCCGCCACGACAGCTGACGGCGGAAGAACTTAAATCACTATCGCAGTTGCAAGTTGACGTGCGCGCAACCGATGTATCCGAGTGGAGACAACGTGCGCTGAAGGCGGCGGGAGTGGCGAGCGGAAAAACTGGCGAGTGGCCGACGCCGATCTGGGTCGAGGAGTTCATCAATGCGTTTGATGAGTCCAGGTGAGTTCAATCATGGTTGCGTGATCGGAATTTTGTTTTCGCTCGTTATATGGGGTGGGATATATCGCGCTGTGATTTACGTTGTAGGATGATGGTCATCTTCCCACTGTAAAAAATTTGCCGCGCAGCATTGCAGACGCGGGCGCCACCATGAATCGCCCCCGCCAGGGGGCGGCACGCGATCGCCGAGGTCGCTCACGATTAAGTTGCATACGATTTAATTGCACGTGATGCGATCGCACGCGCGGGGCCGATAGACTGTTCGTAAAATGACCGGTTTACGAACAGTGCCCTCGCCTCGGCCTTGATATTGCTGGATTATTCCGATCGGAGAGAGAAGGCGCCGGCGATCGTTTTATGAACAGTCAGCCTAACTCGGCGATGGCTTGATCTAGTTCAGCCGCGCTCATATCGGCGCCGCGTCTCGCGCTCGCATGCGTCGTTTCGCTGTCGTCGAAATATTCGAGAAGAGTCCTTCCTGCACTGGCTTTCGCGGCCGCGCTGGCGTCCTGGTCACGTAGAATCGACAGCAGCGATTCCTTAACCTCATTCCGTAGAGAGACATTGGTATTTTGTACCGACTCGCTTGAATCTACGACCGTCAATCCCGCCTTGCGTTGTCCTCTTACCATTGAGTCGCGCTTCCTTTCGCTTGATCTGGAATTGCACCATCCGTCCTCCATGGTGCTCGCAAACAGTAACGCCGCTTAACGCCAACCGGCCGCATTGCCTGCCATGCCATTGCGACATCGCCGAGCACCGCCGGCGATTCGCGTATCCTGGCTTGATACTATCGCGCGCGGCTTTCCAGCTGGCGTTTCCCTCTTGCGGCCGCCCGCGCGATTTATTTTTCAAATTATTTGACAAATCGCTTGCATCCTATTGTGTCATGTGAGACAACAAACCATCGAAACGAACATAACAGAACAGGACATGACATGAAAATACGCCCCGCCCATTACGCCTTTATTCGTAACGCCTTCGCTACTGTTCCTGCCGAAACCATCACAAAGCACCGCGCTTTCATCGTCAAGGAAGGCAAGGCCAAGGATATCGAAAAGCGCCTTCGTTGGGACCTCGCCTATTCCCTTAACCTCTCCACTTGGCTTTGCAGCAACGTCTACGACTACGCCGACGACTCCCACATTGACACCGCGCTTCGCTCCATCATGCGCGAATTGAACGCATAACCCTAAACCAAATGCGCTTGCGGCCGGCTCCAAAAGGATACCGGCCTTAAGCCATTAGTAAAACCTGACATGAAACGGAACATAACATGCTGATTAAAGAAGCGCACGCCATTGCCGGATCCATTGGCTATCCCTCGAAAATGCCCGGCACATCCTACGGCATTTCGGCAAAAGCTTGCATCACCGGCGCAAAGTTGAATCTCGTTAAAGGATCAACATGCCATGGCTGTTATGCACTGAAAGCAAATTACCTCTACAAATCAGTGCAACAGGCGCACGAAAAACGCATCGCCGGTATCACGAACGATTTGTGGGTTACCGCCATGGTGACCTTGCTCAAAGCCGCACACAAGCCACGCACCGTTGGCTTGAAGCTTTCGCCGCATCACCGTTGGCATGACTCGGGTGATCTGCAATCCGAAGACCACTTGCAAAAGATTTGCGACGTCGCATCCGCAACGCCGGAATTGGCCCATTGGCTGCCGACTCGTGAGGCTGGCATCCTGCACCGTTTCATCAAGGCCGGTGGCCAAGTGCCCTCAAACCTGACGATTCGCGTTAGCGCGACCATGGTCGACGGTTCGCCAACCAAGGCATGGGGCACGACGTCGACGGTGCACCATGAAAACGAAGCGCTAGGCCAGGTTTGCCCCGCTCCGAAGCAGGAAAACAAGTGCGGCGATTGCCGCGCGTGTTGGTCGCGCGACGTCGCAAACATTTCGTATCACAAACATTGAGGGAAACCATGATTCCGAAAGAGCGATTTATTCAGCTAGTCGAAGCCATGGGATACAACATCTCAACCGCGCATCTTCTCTTGGGCCTTAGCCGCTCGACGGCTTACCGCATATCAAGGGGCACAGCCGAAGTGCCCGAAACCGTAGTCCGCCTATTGGACATGTACGCCAGGTTTGGCGTCCCGCCGGAGCACAAACTATGAACTGGATCCTGATTTGCGCCTGTCTGGTGATCGCCGGCGAATACGCCACCGGCTACCAAGTGATAGTGCCCCTAGGGTTAGCCGCCGCCCTCTTCCTGGCGGAGTGCTTTAAATGATTGATATCCTGTTCACCGCCCCGCATACCGCAGTTGATCT